TTATATATTACTATATTGCACTATATTTTTGTAACGTAGGTTGTCAAAAAGTTGTCAATACTTAAAACGTCTGCATATCCACCTTTATGCAGTAAGGAGAAATGGGATCACCTCCATATTATCTACGTAATGCGCCAGCCAAGAAAAGTGCAGCATTACTAATCGCCCATGTATCACGTTGCCGGCGTAACCTTTGTTCTGTTCGTTTATTGTTCTTTATTTCCGCCTTCAATTCGTCTAACGATATCGAGGCTTTCTCCAATGAGCTCGCTTGCTCGGTTGTTATTTGCGACGCTTTCTCCAACTCTTCGCCCTGTTTCTTGTTGATAGTTTTGAGCTCGGCCAATTCCTTGCTCCGTTCTTCGTTGATAATCTTCAATTCGTTCAATTCTGTTGCTTGCTTGACGGTTAAGCTCTGAGCTTCGCTCAATGACAAGTTTGAGTTCTTGATTGAGGCGTCGGCTTCGATTAAGTTCGTTTTGAGTTTGTTCCAGTCTTTCAAGGGCACGCTGATAGTTTCCTCTTGCGGTGAGGTAGCCGTCGATGAGGCTGCAAACGAAACAGATGAGCAAAAGGCTAGTAATACCAATAATAAACCGCTTAACAGTAATTTGAGATTTAACCGCATTGATGTAGTTCGTGATTTTCTCATACATATCTAGCCCCCTATTTAATCAAGATCATTCCAACGTGCCGCATACCCTCGTACATCAACGTGTACGAAGTCTTGGTGATAGTAACAGCCAATGCCGTCGGCACCACATTCCTCGGCCACTTCGGCGAGATAATCCACGTTAATGCCGTCATAAGTAATGTCGGCCGCTGTACCCTCAACATGTTGAGAGTTAGGAACGCCACCGACTTCCGCATTATGTTCTAGGCAACGATAACCGCTTAATACTTCGATTGGCTGCCCAATGCGTTCACGAATGGCGTCTAATACGTCAATGAGCCTTTTGTCAATCACATGGTCGAGAATAGGGTGTCCGTCGCTATCATATCCATGACGGCCGCATTTGCATGCGAATTCGTAATCATCGAAATATGTACCAATTTTCATTATATGCACCTCTGTTTCTGCAATATAAAAGCCACGCCCATATATCTCGAGCGTGGCACAAACAACACTATATTATTTTTTCAAAATCATATCCACTCTTGCATGAACCACGTCGAGCAATCCAGATATGGTAGTATTTCCGCCGTCTCGCATGTTCTCGAGAATGCTCAATAGTTCCACCGAGCCGAGATATAGCCATACGATATTGACGGCGAACGCATATTGACCTGCCATATAGTCAAAGCACCATGCGGCGCCAGTAGCAAGGCAATATGTCAAAACTTTTGTTACAAATGGCTTTCTCATATGCTTTGAGGATATAATACCTTTCCCCCATGCAGCAGGTATGGCTATGTATTTATCCGCCATGCTTAGATTATCTGGATTAGCACCCATGTCTACCAGCATTTTATACCCAAGCGCCGCCCATTTTGTGATGAGGTCTAGGAATACCAATAATATGAATATACCTAGCACCTGCACATGTTTTAAGCCAATCATATATATCGCTACATCGGCGATAACGGCAAGCAAGGCTTTGAGTACAAACGAATCCGTCAATGTCCGCCAAGCCTCGCTCATGAAATCAGTTAATTCTTGCATGTGTTCCCCTTTATGATTTTACAAGTTATCGTTTATGTCTCCGCCGTTGGAGTACCGATTGTTATGCGCGCCCCATGTTACATTTGAGTAATTAAAGGTTATCGTTTCTATAGCCGCCGTTGGAGTACCGATTGTTATGCGCATGTCGCTGTTACGTCCCACGAAGGTTATATTTTCTGGTGTTGTAACCATATAAGGACCATAATTCTTAGGTATATTGCCTAATTGTAGCGTTGTAGGGCTATTCGCATACATCACCTTACTTTTAACATTCCAATTCTTAGGGTTATCGTTGAAAGTCCCAATTACAGTATTGTTGGTAACATTAATTTTCAACACATCGCCATAGAGTTTGTACACAACGCCATTTTCGGTATATTCTGCATCTGCGTGTTCGTTGGATACGCCTTTAATTGTATAATCTGCTACTTTCGCACCTGTGAAATTGTGATAAGTGAGTTTTATATCATCTTCACCTAATGGCGGAATTGTTACAGTACAAGCCCCAGTACTATCAAGAGTGAAAGGTGTATCGTTGCCGAGTACCTTAACGCTGTAATGCGGTTCGCCTGTTACTACTACCACCTGTTGCCCTTGGATTACGCTCGGAGTAGTCAAAGGCTTAAATTCAGTCCGAGGGAACGGCTTGCCAATGTTTCCAATCATAGCTGTTAGTACATCGTCAACATTGGCACTTTCACACCATACGTTACCTTGTAGCAATAGCTGATGAGCATTGTCTGCCGTAGCACTTGTGCCGTCATCGCCCTTATCACCCTTAGGGCCTTTTAATGCCTCTAATTGTTCGGCTGTGAAATCTGCATAGGTGAATGGGTCGCCTTTATCACCTTTCGGGCCTTTCAAGGCCTCTAATTGCTCTGGTGTGAAATCCTCATATCGGAATGGGTCGCCTTTTGGGCCTCGCGTTCCTTGTTCGCCCGGTAATCCTTGCGCCCCCGGAATAACAATATCAATCACTTTCGGAACCCTTGCTTTAACATTCACATATTCAAAGTTGTTTGTATCTTCCATAATTGCACCCCCTAATGTGCTGAAATATCATGAATGAATTTCATATCACCCATTACGATTTTAGTGGTCTCGTTCCCATGAATAAGGAACACATCATATTGACCGCTCCTATAGTTGCGGCCTATGTTCTTAGTTGCCTCGGCTGTGATCGTGCAGTAAATAATATTCTCGTGAACCACACATTCAGCATTGGCCAATAGCTTGCCCTGCATGCTACGCACTTTCATAACCGCCGTGCAGTTTGTCAAATCAAAATCGGCACTGACCTCGTAACCTCTACGATAATCAGCGCCGATGTGTAATGTTTCTGGCTCATTTCTGATAAAGTTCATATGCACCTCGCTATTAAATCATCATTATTTCAATAGCTGGAATATCTTGAGTTCCGTCGAGTTCGCAAATCAATACTTGCGTTGTTGTGATTGAGTTTTGTCTAATAACTCCGCCAGCATTTCCGCCGTACGTTGTTATAATGTCAACGCCGTCGCCGTCCCAGCTAACTTTATGGGCCATAAATCCACTATCTGAACCAATAGCTGCTAGCGGATATGTAAAACTCAACCCAGCTTTTTTAATGCCTTGAAATTTGACCTTGCCGATTTCGTAATCTTCCTTAGATAGGAATGTAGCAGGATAATCCTTATGAATTACTAACGCCAATCGCATTGTTAATAAATTGCTATTAAATATAACGTTGCCATTCTTATCGTATATTTCCATGCCGTACTTATCTGTTTTAGGCATTTTGTTAGAGAATACATATACTTCCATAGTGTCGGCAATCTTGCGTATATTTTCAAGGCTATCTGTTTTAAAGCTGATTCGCAAGTAATTCGTCCATTTGCCGATACGAGTAGGGTGGTTCTTATTTCTAATTTCTGCAAGTTCAATGTCATTGACAGGCAAGTTTGTACTCATAGCATATACATATTGCTCGTTGGCTTGTCGCTGCAATATTGGAATATACAAATAAGCGTGATATATATCACCATTAGGCGTACGTTGAATACCGTAGGTAATTCCGTCGCCATTATATCCATAATATTTATTTTGAGCCACCTCAGCCGACGGCTTAATAGGCATACCCTTGAGACTGATTTTATATTTTAAGTATAAGCAACTATCTGTATCGTTAATTGTTACTATGCTGTCATTGTTATGACTTTCAAAATGTTTCATGCTACATCACCCCATATATTAATGCTACTTTACAAGGTTTATTGACGTTATTAGGTGCTTTTAAATTCCATGAAATTTTACCACCCTCAACAACGATATTGTAACTAGGCCCAAAGCCATACAAAATGTCGTCATTATCGCCTGCATACGAATTCAAGAAATACCATATATGCTGGTCCTTGCTCAATTCGACTGTAGCGCTGCCGCTTTCCTCAATCACATCGAAACGTTTAACGCCAGATACTTTTGTAAGTCTATCCGTTAAGCTAACAATTTGTACGCCGTTCTTATTAAATACTTGTAATCCAGCTGGCATGTTATTTTCACCCCCATGCTTAAATAATCGATTAAATAACTTTTTAAAAAATATAATTATTCCCATACGCCTAACCTCACTCGTAATTGATTGTCATCGTCATATACTTCGATAAGATTATCGCTAATTTCAACCCTTGCGCCACTCGTTTTAGTTCGCAATGTGCCAATAGTTGCAGTAATAGATGAAAGGCTATCTACCTGCATTTTATCAGCGGTAACGGCCCCAGCCTGTATCATTCCTTTAGCGATGATGTTGTTATCAAACAATGCCTCACCAGTAACATGCAATAATTTGCCGTCAATGCGTGTCCCTGCTGGGCTTAGATTGATACGGCTCACCAGTTCAGCACCGTCAAGGCTGTTCATAGCCTCTGTTACTTTTAACTCAATACCGCTTGAAATCTGCGTGATTTGTGAATTTACGTTATTTTGATAATCGCTCAAAGTGCGTTGATAGCCTTTGTCCAAATCGACTATACGGCTTTCAAATCCGTTTATGCTACCCTTAACCGTTCCAACTTCGTCCTGTAAATCGTTTATTGCTTTGTCTAATTTATCAAGGCCAAGACTTTCAGTGTCGAGTAAGGATTTATCTATTTTAGCTTTAATGGTAGCTAGTTGCTCATCACTTCTAGGGCCTTCACCGAATAGATCAACAAATGCGACCTGTACGGTATGAACGCCACTTTCCAATGGTATTGTTGCTACGTTTGTTGTGAAGAAATATCGTGTACCGTCAACGTAAATATTAACCCCTTTACAACCTAATCTGATGTTGTCGGTAGTAATACCGATGCCATTTATCAAGCTAACAATTTTGATGTTAGATGGTTTAGGTGGAATAGGTACGTTATAGGTTAATTCTGCCGGTGCACTATATCCTTTTGTAGGGTTATGAGCATATAAATATACTTTTGCACTCCGTTCTGTTAATAGAGTGCTTAAAGTAGTATTATTGCTTTTACCAATTAGCCCATACTCTTGACCTGGGTGCAGATCATATCGCAACTCGTAAAAATCAATATCAGCGTTACGCACCTCTAACCAATTAAAGGTGGCAACATCACCAAACGAAACGCCCAGCCCTTGCGGAGTATTAGGCACTTCTGATTTGAGCTCAACTAATACAGATTTGATAATGCCTTGTGAGTAGTTTCCATGACGGTCCTTTACCTTTAATCGCACCTCATATGTATGGCCTAATTCACAACCACTAATAACGATTTGATTATCACCATTACCGCCATACTTCCATTCGTTTGTACCTTCACGATACCATGCTTCGACAGTATCAAATGTATTAATAGTTGGTTGAGTAAATGCAGCCACTACATCGAATGATAATACACCATCGCCAATTTCGTAATACTTAGTAAATAATGCTAAATCGCTTACTTCCGGAATATAGTATGGCGTGATTGTATATGGGTATGCTTGCACCTCATCTAACCCTTGTTCGTTAGATCCATACATATTGAATGACGTAAATTTAAAATAAACCTGCTTTCCGATATCCTCTTTACGATACGGAGCATGATATAACGCCTCGTCAACTCTTACAAACCTAGCACCAGCATTATGAGCTGTATCATTAGTTCCATATTGACCGCGTATAATGCCACCCAAAGCATAATCGCCATTAATCTGCAATTGCGCAGTTTCATAAGATAGACACTCACCGTCAACCCAACATAGAGTGTTCGCTCGTTCAGCGTCAACATGACTGCCACCTTTTAATGCACCTTGATTGATTATCACATTAGCGGAGTTGCTACCTTGTGTTAGGTTAGTTTTAAGCCTACCCATTCGAGCTTGTTGTGAGATATTGCCAATTCGTTTATAGTTTTCGTTATTGTCTGATAACCATATAGAACAGCCTCCCCAATTAGGCTCTGAATTTACACCGATATATAATTCGTTGCCCCCTACATCACCTGGCGTTTGAATAATAGCTACATCGTTAACACTTGGAGCAGGCACATTATAATCAATAAAAGGCCGTTCATTTTCATGAACGTTATACTTTGCTGGAGCATATGTTCCTGGCGGCTTACCTTCTGCTGTAATTTCAAGTTGTCCATCTGCAGCTTCTGATACTGATGTTATAACTACGATTTGCTCACGCAATCCGCATAACTCATCTGTGATTGTTACTAGGTCACCTGGTTCCAATCTGCAAAATGCCCAATCGAGATGGAATGTATATTGATTCTTTGCATATAGCCGTTTCATAGCCAGCTGTTCAGCATAGTATTGAGCCCTAGCCTTAGTATAGAGATAATGAGCGGACTTCTTAGAGGCTGGTTTGAGGCCGTTCTTTTGCACGTCTGCTACCACCTCGAATGATACCGTTTCTTTCTCGTAGCTATTGGCACGATTAATAAACTCAACTGTTGCCTGATTATACGTTTCTGAGCTATCTTTTCGCTTATACACGATAAGTTGTCCGTCGCTAGCCGGAATAAGATCATCTGCCGTTAAGTTATATTGAATTTGATTAGCTGGCGACCAATCGCCAATAGGCTTATCGGCTAATGGTACAATTTTCAAACGGTCTGTAGACCAAAAGACAAGACTATTTGTAATTTCAGCTATATCATTAATAACATTTTGAGCCTTTGAGCTTTTACTGTCCGGAGGTGTACTAATTAGAATATCGGCTGCTTTGCAGTATGCACGATAATTTTCTAATCCGTCTATACTTACATCGTCAATGCCGATAGACTTTAACACATGCACAATATAATCGGCAGGGTTTACATCGATACCGTCGCCAGTATCTAATAGCTTTCCTCTAATTTCAAAATTAAATTGAGGTAGGCTACCTCGTTCCCCTAAATCAACCACCCCAGCCATATATGCCAAGCCGCTATAAGGCAATGCCTTTTCAGGGTGCTTGGATAAAACATAAGGCCACGGAGTTTGTCCATAATCGCCATTATATGCCGTCAGTTCGATTTTTTCGCTCGGATAGGTATATATTTCTTTGTCTCGCCAAACCTTCCCTATACCGGCGATAGGGCCCTCACATAAGCCAATAGCGCATGCAACAGTATAGGTGTAGGTTATTTCTGTATGCTTTGAACCGCCACCTTTACCAGTTCTTGTCGTACTGCGATGTTCATGAGGTGTGAAATCGTCGTAGTAAATAATATTGCCACTCAATCGTGTAGTGCCTAACACTTCAGGCACTACCTCACCATATGAAGCACTGTTGATTTGAAAATCAGCAATCATATCGGCTCGATTAGTGGTATTTTTACCGCGATTAAATAAAAATCCCATTATTTACCACCTTTCCTGAAACGATATACAGCACGCAAGCGACTTTTTCCTTTTGCGTCATAAAATAATACATCGTCAATCGATGATAGAATAACGCCCAAGTCAACGAACGCATGAATTACTAAATTGTTACCAATATAAATGGCACCGTGCGAAATACAACGTCCATATTGGTATAGTAGAAAATCACCGATACGAAGATCATCAAAAGGCACCTCGTCTGCTACCTGTTTAACATATTTCAGGTACTTTTCTTCGGAACGATGTAAATGCCATTCATTGGAATAGTTTTCGATGTTAAAATCTGCAATATTCATTAGGCCACTATCAACAACTGCAGCCACCAATAAATATGAGCAGTCTACCCCTTTACCTTTCACCATAGCGTTATTTTGATACGGAGTGCCTAGCCATTCACATGCAGCATTTGCTATACGTTCACCTGTTGTTAATTTCATCGTATCGTCTCCTTTAAAGGAACATAAGGTGTCGCCCTATTCCGACTAAAATTATTGAATTTATTCTTACAAGTGGTCGGTGTTTTGTCACACCCTGGATAGATATAAGCTACATCACCAATACGAGGTGATGTGTTCGTAGCACTCATATAAATAATAGTGCTATTTTTACTATCCATAATTTGCGTTGCTTGCCCTGCTAATGGTCCGCTTATCCATTCCATACCACCGGCCGTATAATAGCCGTCCTCAAATGGTATATCGATTTGTACGGTATTCGTACCAGTAACAGCTGTTACTTTTGCTTTCTTGCGATAAGCCTTAATATCGACACCGCACTCTTTCGAGTAAATACTATAAGGACATTGAGGATAATATCTTCGGTTTGGATATTCGATATTGAGCTTTTGTACAACTGACTTTGCACTAATCTTCAATATAAAGCCACCGCCCTGTGTTACTTCGCAAATTCCATGGAATAGGTCTATGCACTCAATCACCTTGCCAGCATCGTCAAAAAAGGCACGGCGTAGATCAAGCGTTGCGCCGTCTAAACCACCATTATGAGCGACTTCCAATACAGGCACACCACCAATTTGGTCGTTTTGACTAGCAGTAATGGTTACGCTTAATTTATCAACGCTAACAGTACTGTTCGTAGCTATTTTTTCACGCGTAATAATAGGGCCATCACCTTTATAAGTGTGGCCCCCATAATTTACATCTGCATCGGTATCGGCCCAGTAATAGCTGATACCACTTTTTAGTTTTAGTTCATACAAATCACACGACAAAAATGATTGAGATGTGCTTAAATGATTGCTTAAAATCTGTCCGACTTCCTTCATTTACTCACCTCACTGTTACCAATTTAAAAGACTTAGACTTGAATATGTCTTTATAAATAATCTCGTCTGTATAATCACCGCTGAACATTACCTTCCAATAATATGTATAGTCAGCAGTAATAATCGCAGTCGGTGCTACTGTTACCCCTTGCGCTAACCTAATTACGCCCTTATCAGATATAGCATTTATCGGTGTCCCATTAGCATATAATTTTAGTTTTTCAATATGTGCGACTGGTTCTCTAAAATCACCATACAAACGAACTGCTTGCCATTCAGATTGAGCTCCAGTGCCTAAACGAATGCCCTTTTCCTCAAAATCTTCTGGATCCAACCAAAGAAAAGGAACTGTACCGCCTTTTACTTTTGCATAGAACCCCATGATTTGCTTATGCTCCTCTGGAGTTAATATTGCAAATTCAGTAGTAATTGTATATTGCGGATACTGCCACGTTGTCATGGTACGCACCCGACCACTCCCAGTACGCTTTATTTTAGTATCCCATTTTTGAGACTTCGTAGACTTCCACGCAAGGGATTTGATATCCGGAAATTTAATTAAATCTGCCATGCTACCACGTCCCCTCCGTCGCTATGAATTCCCTATCTTGATTAACTAAAAACTGTCTTAGCGAACGTCCTGCGGAGTTTTCGAGCCATGTTCCAAATGATTGAGCGTCCATAGCAGATACGTTAAACGTAATACTACCAGCACCGCCACCATTGGCGCGAGCTATACCGCCCCCAATTTCATCGTATGTACTTTCGCTCAAAGGTAATACAGCTTCTTTATACTTACCTTCGCCAATCTCAGCATAAGTTGAACCATAAGCCACACCACCGCTTGCCAGTTTAGGTAAAGATAAATTGCTACTGAATCCACTTGAACCGGAATTAAACATACCGGAGAACGCACTTTGTGTAGCTGTTTGAGCCGCACCAGCTGCCGTGTTAGCACTCCATGCAGCCATACCAGCGATAGCACTAGCACCACCTGTTGCCATGCTAACTTGTTGAGCCAATGCAGCCCATGCTGGATATTGAGCGTTAGCCGCAGCAGTACCAGTTGCAGCCTGTTGAGCTGCCAACATTTTGCCGAATACGGCTTGTTTAATTTGACCGGCTATCCATTGAGCTACACTATCAGCAATAGTTTTGAGTATCGCTTTGCCTAGATTTTGGAATGTTTGCATAAGAGTTGTTGTGCCTTGAATAAGCCCTGAAATAGAATTTTGAAAACTATCCAAGCCGGCTTGTGCAGCGTCAAACATAACTTGTTGTCCATTCCAATGAGCATCGAATACTGCTTCTTTCCACTCCTCAAGAAGCTGTTTCTTTAAGTCATAATGCTGTTGCTCGGCGATGTACTCATCTGTCAATGCAGCTTGTAACGCCTCGAAGTTTTGAGTACGCATAGCCTCATCAATAGCATATTTCTCGTTTACCAACTCGGTATGTTGTTGCAAAGCCTTTTTTGCATACTCGTCTTGTGCCGCTAACAACTCCTCATTTTTCATTTTCTCGTAGGAGATTTGTCCGTCAGCACTCATTTCGAATTCAACACCTCGTTGTTTTAACAGATCAATATGATGTTGTTGCTCCATTTTGTCCATTTTCATGAACTTATCAACCATTTCTGCATAGCGGTCCTCGACTTCATCAATGGCGTTGGCATAATCGGTTGCCAACTGCACGGCAGGAGATACACTGCCTGTACTATCTTTGCTTGAAGTTTTAAACGCAAAGTCTTGTTGCATATCACGAATACCAGTTTCAATAGCTCTGAGTTTCGTAAATTCCTCTTGCTTAGCCTTGATACGTTTATCCGCATAAACATCGTTAAGGTTCTTTAAATCTTCTTGATAATTAACGTTAGCACTCTTTGATTTATTGAGCTCATCGAGTTCCTTTTTGTATTGCAATTCGATTAGTTCGACTTGATTGCCTTGCATTTCCAAGAATGATTGCAAGATTTTTTCGTGGACCTCTTTGGCCTCTTTTGCAAGATCCTTTCCGGAGTGGCCTTTACCACCTCCGCCACCTTTTCCACCTTTACCGGTACCAGCGGAACCGCCATCATCACCGCCACCACCGCCAACGTCTAGGCCTGTATCACCGCCACCGGATAACCCTTGTGTTATTTGTGAAGCCATATTAACGCCAGTATTTACAATATCTTGCGCCGTTTCAGCACTGATTGTATCAACTTGTTGAATAGCGGTAAAAGATGTACCAAAGAATTTTGCTACTTTATCGCCTACGCTATTAAGTTTTGCAATTAACCAGTTAAGCCCTTCGATAATTTTATTCACACCCCAAACAGCGGTGTGCACAATAGTTGAAAATACAGAGCTTAACGTATTACCGAACCCATTAGATGCAGCAGATGCAGTCGCAAATACACCGACCAAAGTCATAATGACGGATATTAATATTCCGACTGGGTTTGCCTTCATTACAACGTTTAATACACGTTGAGCAGTAGCTGCAGCTAATGTACTACTTCTTAAAGCTAGAAACAGAGATTTAAGGACAGTTGTCCCCAAAGTCAATGCGCCTATCGATAAGATAGTACCTTGAATGGCTACTTTAACAACAGTCATTGCTACCGCATAAGCCCTAGTTGCAATTGCAGAGGCGACTTGTGCAGTTTTTAACGCTACAGTTTTTACAGTCAATGCAGCAGTTTGAGCGCTACATAATGCGACTGTCGCTTTATAAGTAATAAATGCAGTTGTAACACCTACAATGGCAGTGGCAACTCCTGGCATGGCAGTTCTAAATAGGTTAGCAAAGCTCGTAACAATATTCTTAGCTGTACCAATTACAACTGATAACGCACTAAATGCACCCCTTACAGTAATAATTGCTGCTTGTGCAGCAGTGCCAACCAAACGAAATGCAATAGACAACCCAGCAAGTGCATCGTTTAATACACCTGAACTTGTCATGTTGCTTATTTCTTCCATAGCTGGCTGAAATGCAGCTATTAATTCGTTCTGAACTTGCGTTCCTATATCTTGGAACGTCATAGGAATTTCTGCAAACTTAGCGTTTGTTTCTTCTGCACTATTGAATAGGGCTTCCTTGATAATGTCAGCAGTAATAAGCCCTTGCGAGCTCATTTCCTTTAATTGACCTACAGTCAAACCCATTTCGCTGGCAATAGATTGTGCCAACATCGGAGCGTTTTCCATGATTGAGTGGAATTCGTCCCCTTGTAGCTTACCAGCTGCCATTGCTTGTGTTAACTGGTACATAGCTGATGTTGTTTCTTCAACGCTAGCACCTGAGATTTTGAACTGCTTATTTAACTGTTCAACAAAATAGATTGCTTCGTCATTAGATGAAAAAGCGTCTTTTGCAAGCATGTTCAACTTAGCCACACTGTCGGCCATATCTAAATAGCTACCACGAGAACGGTTAGCCGCACTATAAATCTTGTCCATAATTTCAGCAGTAGACTGACTGCCGTCATTAATTAGATTGATACGTGCCCTAATCTGTGTAAGTTGGTCGGTGGTTTGAACAGCACTAACTGCCATATCTTTCATGGCTCGCCCTACAGCTTCAATACCTATTGCCGCAGCACCAAATGCAGCACCACTTTTTGCAGCGTTCATGATACTAGGAATTTCTATACCGAAGATCTTCTGCGCTTTGCTTTTAACAGCCTCCATCGAAGCAGTAACGTCTTTTCCTAGTGCATTTTCCGCTTTCTTAGCCACCCTATCAAGTGCTTGCTCGGCACCACTAGATGAACCGACTATGCGTACATTGATTTGTGAATCTGCCATTTCTTATATCTCACCTCCCGCCTGTCTAAATTCTTCCATGAATAACTTTTCTTCAGTTTTGCGTTGTGCCAACGTAATAGGGTGTAATTGCTTCATGATGTCCTCGACTTTTAACCGCTTATTGCCAGCAATATGAACGTTTGTCATTATGCACGTAAAATAAGCCTGTCTACGGTCCTCAATCTCCATTCGCAATTCGTACCCTTCCACCAGTTTGTAATATTCCATAGGGCTTAATTTCATAAATTCCCAAGGCTTCAAATTGAGTGGACCATACGCCGTACGCTCGGCCTTTGTTATCCATAAATTAAAAGAGGGGGCCGTATAGCCCCCTTCTAGTTTTTTGTTTCTGCTTCCTCTGCCTCTACTTCGGATTGTGCTTTTTCGTCAGCTTCTTCAGGAAATGATGCATAGTACGCGGCCTTACCAAAGACACCACTACCGATTAATGCTTTTACAATTAACTGTACAAGGTCTAGATATTGAACCTCGCCTTCATCAAATAATTGTTGTAGCTTTTCCTGGTAGTAAATATAATCGCGTTTACGACCTTCATGCTTCATTCCGACAACAAATGCAGTGATTAATTGTTGAAATGTCATTGCCCCAGCTTGAACTGCTTTAAAAATAGGTTCGCCCCATAGCTGTTCAAGTTCAGCAATTCGACCAATCGTAAAATAAATTGTTTCGCCAGTATTAAATACATCACATGTGATTTTTTTCATGAGTGCGCACTCCTTAAATTAACTATAAATTATGGTTGTTTTAATTCGGACAATGGACCTACGCCATTCAAGCTGCCTTTATACGTTGCCACATCGTCATGTGGTGTGTTCATAGACAATTCTGTAATGGAGCAAATACCTGTCATGTAGGCTTTATTAGGATATTCAATCTTGATGTTGATAAGATCATCATTCAAGAACGCTTTTTCTAACAATTGCAATGACTCTTCGTTAGGCATAAGCAATGTTTCAAGGTCAATGGACCACTCTTTAAGCCCTGGAATAGTAGACTTCCAACCGTTAGTGCCTTTGTGAGATGCATCGATGCTATCAGCCTTACGAGATACATCACCTGTACGCTGTCCGCCTAATAAAAGCCATTCAGCACCTGTTGTTTCGTCGGTGCCAGTATTAACATAAATCAAATAATTTTTACCAGCAGTAGGCATTGCAGCCTGTTGCGGTTTATAAAGTTTTTTTGCTGTAGCTGGTTGAGCTGGCATTAGTAGATACCTCCGTTTGTTTCTTCATTCAAATTAATAAGGCGAGCCACAAACCTGTACTGCGTGCCAATCAATGGCCGTACTGAATCATGGTCGCCTACTTTACTTGTACATTTAATATCGATGATTTGATAACCACTATCTTGCAAGATACATGCTTCCGGAACTAATCTGCCACATGAATTACGAAGATTATTCATAATCGCCTCGAAAGTATCCTCGAACTTAGCGATAACTTCATAACCTACGTTCATATCAGGGTCGTCATTCCGCCCCCATACTTCAATGTATAACTCTTGTTGCAATTCAGATTGAACGGCATTATCTCCTGGCGTTGTTTCTCCCCTAATCACCATAATTACGCCATTCGCATCGATATTTGCAGCTTGTGGCCTCATAGCCCCAAGAATAACATTGAAGCCTGTTCCGTGGCTATCAATTACACGTTTGATATGTTGCATGAGTTCGAGCCACATATTACCCCCTGAAAATTTCTACAGTTCGATACCTAGCATATTTAGTAGGGTCGCCTGTTAACTCTTCCGGTGTAATTTGCTTTTCGCACATTGTTATACGCTCATCGATATATTGCAGTTTTTTGCTATAAAAATCATCTGTTGAGCCGTCGCGAGTATATGCACCTGGTAACGCATAAGCCTTGTCAACGCACACAAAACGATATATATAGAGTTGCACTAATTCATCGACTAGATAACTTCTTACAATATCGCCCTCTAATACGCCAAGACGTTTTGCAAAGGCATATAATGCTTTTTCTGCACGTTCTACATGTTGAGGTAGAACCTCTTTGCCTAACAGCTCATCGGTGAACTGCATTTCTTCGTATTCATATAGCATTGTTACACCTCTAAATATCTATTCGAATTTCTTTTTCCTTAGCCCCAAGCCAATCGCTATTCGATAGATCATTAATAGCAAGCCCAGTGGCTTTTGAAAATGTATCAAATACATCATTACGTTTTCTTTCCAACGCTTCATATAAGAATGGGTCGGATTTAGTTCCTGGGTGGTGAACTTCCTTAGCGAAGAAAAAGCTATTACCAGCCATTGGAACCCAACGCAATGCACGTTTAGTTTTAGGCTTAATAGTATGAGGTCTTGTACCTTGATGGACGAATATTCCATAAGGTGCTACCTGATTGTCAATGTACACTACCCCAATATTATTGCCATTGTCAAAACTAAATTTTGTATCGACAGCCCGTTCCAATTGAGCGGTACGAGTTATAAAATCATGCTTTTGTTGTGCTTCATTTTGCACCATAAAGGTGCTCGACTTAACAGCTTGTCTGAGCCGTCGTTCGAACACCTCTTTAGGTAACATGATTACTCCTCTTTATCGGGCTTTTTACCGGGCTCTTTACCGGGCTCTTTATCGGGCTTTTTACCGCTACGTTTTGACTTATCATCATCTTTGACAGGCTCCAATTCTTCAATCGTAAAGCCTTCATCTTGTAAGCGTTTAATATCATATTCTTCGCTTACATATTGCACTTCGTTTAATCGTACAAGACGTGCCATATTATCCACCTACCTTACGCACCAACGTTAACATGAATTGCAGCCAATCGATTTTTAGGAATCCATAAGTCATGGTATTTACGGTAGTCGATTTTCCAAGCGTCTGCTTTTTGGTTAATGTCCGGAGTAAATACACGAACTTTATCTGTCTTAGATACAGCAATTGGTGCACGTTGAGGCATGATAATCCAGTTAATTTCTTTGGCTGCTGTATCAGCTTTAAAACCGCCAGCCTCTTGACCGGAAGTCTTACCATCGTTAAACACGTATTGTGTTTTCAAGCGAGAGGAAGGTACACCAAGGATAGGAATGTCATTAAAAGAACGAACTTTAGTGTTAATTGCACCAGCTTTAAATTGAGCTACGTCCAAATATTTATGGAATTTGTCTGCATTATTCAAGATAGAACGCAACTTCGTAGACATACAGATGATAAGTGCTTCATCTTCACCGATTACGTCTTGAATGTCTGTAATTTCTGCGTCCAATTTATCGAGAATATCAGTAACAGCAGGTGTATAACCAGTTGTTACTTTATTTTCTGTAGTTGCTAATGCAGCAATTTTGGAATAGCGATAGCTATCAATTTCAGGAATAACTTGTGTACGTTGGAATTCACCCATTACAGTGCCAGCAGTTGCAACGAAGTTTGTTTCGTTTACGTCCATGGAGTCGAGAGAGAACGTACGGCCACGGTCTTGTGTCATTTTGTAAGGGTTAAATTTCAAAGTAACGGAACCACGATTGAAGCCTTCATCGCGATCATATTTCGCCATACCTTGCATGCTAATTTCAGGAATATGAACAGTATCCCCGCCATCGTATTTGACTTGACCTGCGTTAACTTCCATAAAACCAGTTGTGGAACCAACTAACATTTGTTGGTCGAGTACAGTTTGAAACTGTTGAGAGTATTGTAATGTATTAACTGCCATCTAATTGACCTCCAATAATTAAAAATTACATTTCAATGCCTACAGCCTTAGCGAATTCAGCCTTAATTGCATCAGGACCACTGCCACCTGTACCACCTTGTCCGCTACCTGGATTGCCAATTGCTTTAACGGCCCAAGATTTACCTTTCAACCATTCTGCGGTACGGTCTTGAATAGTACCGATAGTGCCATCTTCTTTTTGATAGCCATAAGTGCCATCGTCCTGAACTTTAATGTCATTGGCAACTAATCGTGCAAACTCCTGCGGATCAACCGCATTGGCCTTTGTGAAAGCGTCCAATGTTTGTGCCATAATTTCAGATTGAATTCGTTTAGCTTCTGCTTCTTTTGCCTTAGTTTCAGCTTGCTCGAACTTATCGCTCATAGCTTTTAATTGCTTTTCGAGTTGTTTGTACTCTGGCGAGTTAGAACCAGCCCCTGCTTGTTCTTCCAATTCACTAACACGAGTTGAAAGCGTATCACGTTCACCGGTTAACGTATTAATTTGACCTTGTAGCTTTTCTCGCGTTGTCTTAGCTTCGTTATTAAGGCGCGATGTTTCACCTTTAATAGCGTCGATAAGATCCTTGCCATTTTCCAATTGTTCGAGTGCTTGATAAACTTCTGCGATGTTCATGTGTAAACCTCCGTAAATACATGAAAATAAAAAAGGCGCAACAGGCCTCCGCCTAATTGCACCAATAAAAATACGCCCAATCATCACACATGAAAGGGCGTAAAATACTTATAAAAAAGAGTTATGCAACATTGCATA